ATTTTATTATACGAGGTAATACACATGAGTCAGACGTTAGCCCGCAGAGCGCGAATCAAAGACCTGTCCAACAAGGCCGAGGGCATTTTTCAGTACGTCGGGAACGACAATGTGCTGTTCCGACTCATCAGCACCGGCAACAAGCTCACCAGCGACGTCAACTATGCTGTGGCTCTGTTCACCGGCTTCGCCCGCAGCCATCAGCTGGGCAGTCAGGAGACCCGCCGCACAATCGACTCGATTTATCGCCGGGTCGGTGAGCTCATGTGCCTCATTGACATCGTCCACGCCGCCGCCGGCGAAGAAATCATGCCTGAGCCGTATGAATCCATAGATTTTTGTTACATGACCGAGTACCGCACCATGCTACGGGAAGCTGTCATTCGTGGGATGCCGGACAACTACAAAGGCCCAGCGCAGAACCCCTACACTGTCAGCCTTGTGCAGCCGGGCGTTGGCTACGGCGATGGTTACACACCGGACGAGTACGATGACGATTTCTTTGCCCGTTTCACTCGCCAGGAAGAACCCAGGGACCGGAAGCTTGTTTTCCGTTGCACCAAATCCGAGCTTGACGCCATCAAGCGTTATGCAAATATCATCGATATTAAATTTACCGAGGAGGAAATTCACCATGCCTGAAAAAATGAACCAGTCTCCTGCTGAAATGCTCAACCAGAATGCGGCTGTCGCCCAGAACGCCGAGGTGCCTGCACCTGTTGCGCCCACTGCACCCACTCAGCCTCCGCAACGTCAGAGCTACGCCGAGAAGGTTCAAGGCCTGACCATTGACGAGCGCAACTGGATGCTTGCAAAGTCCAAAGCCGCCGCGATGGCACAGCTGCCCGAAGGTTTTCTGCCTCAGACCTACACTGGCAATCCCGGCGCGTGTGCCATCGCCTGCGAGATGGCCCTGCGCATGGGTGTCTCGCACCTTTTCGTCATGCAGAACCTTTACGTCGTCCATGGTATGCCCACATGGAGCGGCAAGAGTTGCAAGGCCCTCATCGACAACAGCGGCCAGTTTGCAGGCCGCACCCGCTACCGCATGGAGGGCGAAGAAGGCACCGACAACTGGGGCTGCCGCCTGATCGGCGTGGACAAGCTCACCGGCGAAAAGGTCGAAGGTCCGAAAGTCACGGTCAAGATGGCAAAGGATGCCGGGTGGTGGAACAAGAATGGCAGCTACTGGCCCAAAATGACCGAAATGATGCTCAAGTACCGCGCCGCCGCTTACTTTGCCCGCGCCGAGTGTCCGGAGGTCCTGATGGGCGCCAACATCGACTACGAGGTAGGCGCTGGCGACGCCGAGGAAGAGGGTGCGGCCCATGCTTAATGTTGTTGCGCTGATGGGCCGTCTGGTCTACGACCCGGAGCTCAAGACCACCCAGAACGGCACCAACGTGTGCAGATTCCGCATCGCGGTTGACCGCAGCTTTGCCCGGCAGGGCGAAGAGCGCAAGTCCGATTTTATCGACGTCACCGCGTGGCGGCAGACCGCCGAGTTCGTCTGTAAGTATTTCCAGAAGGGCAGCATGATCGCCATCGAAGGCAGCTTGCAGACCCGTCAGTACCAGGACAAGAATGGTAACAACCGCACAGCCACCGAGGTTCTTGCGTCGCAGGTGAGCTTTTGCGGCGGAAAGGCCGCAGAGAAGCCTGCTGTGCGCGATTTCGACCGGCAGACGGAAAATCATGTGCGCGAAGCAAACACCGCTCACAACGCCCCGCAGAAGTCTCAGAACGTACCGGAGTATTCGCAGGGCAGCGCAGACGACTTCTCGGTCATCGACGACAGCGAAGACCTCCCGTTCTAAGCCGAGAGCTGTGCTATCTGGCTATACGGGCGCGCAAAGGAGGTGATTGAGTGGCACAGGACGATAAAAAGTCATTTGTGGCGTATCTGAGCTGGTTCGACGCGCTGGAAGAATACTCCGACGCAGAGGTTGGGCAGTTGATGCGAGCTCTTGCACGGTATGCCAAAACCGGAGAAAAACCCGAATTTTCAGACCGTGGGATGCGTGTCAACTGGAAATTTATGTGCAGCGACGTAAAACGGGCGTCTGAAAAATGGGATGAAACCCGCAAGAAACGCAGCAACGCCGGAAAACGCGGCATGGCAAAGCGCTGGGGAAAGTCTGAAGACATAACAAAAATAACAAACGATAACAATGCTAATGACGACATAACAAAAATAACTGTAGATGTAGATGTAAATGGAGATGTAGATGTAGATGTAGATGGGGATGTAGATGTTGTAAAGCGCGATAACACCGCCGCCGTTGATATGGAGTTATCAAAAATCGTCCAGCATTACCAACGTGCTATCGGCGACTTCCCGCGTTCGGCGCTGGAAAAACTGCAAAAATGGCGGCAGGAGTACAGCACGGAGATGATTTTGCTGGCGATCGACAAGGCTGCAGAGGCCGGGAAGCGCTCGTGGAACTACATCAACGGCATCCTGTCTGGCTGGCAGCGGGACGGGATACGCACCCCGGGGGACGTGGCAGCGAATGAGCAGCGCAGACAAGAGCAGCCTCGCGGGAAACAAGCCACAGAAAGCACCGCAGAAGCATACGCAAATATTTTCAAGGGGGTGAAACCGTGACAGTGGAGATGATGACAAAGCTCCTTGCGGACGCTGAAGCCTATTTTGGACGGCCTCAGCCCGCAGAGAACCGCGCAAGCATCGCGGAGATCTGGGCGAACTCATCGCTCAAGGATGTGCCGGATGAGATGGCCTATAAGACATTCCACGAGGTGATTTCGGAGTGCAGCTGGCAGAGCCAGCTTCTCCCGGCGTGGAAAAAGGCCATCGAAAAGGCCCAGGGTGAGCAGATGCTGGCGAAGCACTGCCTTGCTGCCCGCACCCGGATGCTCAAGTCCAGGAAAGAAAGAAAGCTTCTTGGGCAGGCAAACCAGAACGGAGGACGAAATGCCTAGATACAAAGTCATCGTAGAGTGCAGCGGCCCGCACGGGAACGCCGCGCTTACATACCGCATCAACGCCGCGAGTCAGTTTGCGGCAGAGTTCAGGGCCTGCCAGCTGGCGGGCGACCATTACCCCGAGTATCGGGACATCAAACCGGTGAGAACGGAGGTGCTGAAAAATGGATGAAGTGAGGTTGATTAACGCAACCCCTCTTGAAAAAGAAATGCAAGAATACGCCCTGTATATTGGACGCGAAACCACAAACGAGTGCGAAAGCACCGCTGAATGTTGCGCAGATATGGTGAGCGAGGCGCCCACCATTGACCCGGAGAGCTTGCGACCGACGGCAAAGTGGATTATTGTGCGGCGCATGGCAGATGGTGCGGAGTGCAAGTGCGGGAACTGCGGACGCAAAGAGGTTTTTACAACATTCGACCGGCACGCGGAACATGCCTATTGCTGCCGCTGCGGGCGCAAAATGGAGGGCTTTTATAATGACTGAATACATCCGGCGCGAGGCTGTGTTAAAGAGCCTGGAATATACCACGATAGGGGAGGTAGGAGCAGAGAACATTATCTCGCTTACCCTCCGTACGGCACGAGAAAAGGTTGAAAAACTTCCTGTTTTGCGGGGAAAAGACATCTTTCCCGCATGGCGCGACCCTGAAAAGGACCCTCCGGAAGTCGAAACCGAAGTGCTGATTTTGTACCGCAACGATATTGACGGATACAGTATTACGACAGCGCACTATGAAGATGGGAGCGTTTTTTTACAAGATAGCGCATGGTATTGGGAAGACCTTCCCGATTGGGGAACATACGACGAGGAGCGAGACGACTACAAAATCCCAAAAGGCTGGTGGGAATACCGCCACTTCAACCCGTACGACGTTTACAACAACCAGATAGACCGCCCCGTGGTGGGCTGGATGCCGATGCCGCCGAAGGTGCTGAAAAATGACGATGACACCGTGTAAAGACTGCCCCACTCGTCACCCGGTGTGCCACGACACATGCCCCAAGTACGCCGAGTTTAAGCGCCAGCGCGGCGCGGAAGCCGCTTACACCAGAGAGATGCTGGACACAGGCAAGGTCTACCACTACGACCACGAGGACCGCCATCGGGAGCGGGGCCGCAAGAAGTACATGGGAGCGAACGGAGGAGCGGACAGGTGAAGCGGACTGCAAGTAAATGGGTTGACCCATCAAAGAGACTGCCTCGTAGCCTGAAGCCCGTCCTCTTTGTAGAAAAATCGCTCTTCCACGAGGAAGCAGTGGTCGGATGCTATGACTCCACCTATAAATGCTGGACGATTTTAGAGTATGGGTACAGCATCACAAGATCTATTCCAACCGAAAACGTGCGGTGTTGGATGCCGAAGCCCAAGCCGCCTAGAAAGAGGGAACCTGCAAAAGTGAACGGAGGTGCGGACAGATGAAAGTGCTTATTGCCTGCGAGGAATCGCAGGAAGTTTGCAAAGCGTTTCGGGCAAAAGGCCACGAAGCCTACTCCTGCGATATTCAGGAGCCGTCCGGCGGACATCCTGAGTGGCACATTCTCGGGGATGCGCTCAAGGCCATTGAGGGTGGGCAAATCGTAACGATGGACGGCGTGGCGCATGAAGTCGGAAAGTGGGATTTGCTCATTGCACACCCGCCCTGCACTTATCTAAGCAACGCCGGAGCAAGGCATCTTTGGAAAGGGCATGAGCTTCAGGCAGACCGTGTGATGCTTGGCATTCAAGGCCGAGACCTGTTCATGCGTTTCTGGTGGGCAGATGTTCCACGGATTTGCATAGAGAACCCAGTGCCAAGCCGGGTATTCTGCCTGCCGAAGTATGCGTAGAGCGTTCAGCCGTATCAGTTTGGTCACCCATACACCAAAAAAAACCTGTCTTTGGCTCAAGGGTCTGCCGCCGTTGATCCCAATTAACATTGTAGAGCCTGTTGCTACATGGTGTCCGTCCGGCTCGTATAGTCATAAACACGATGCAAAAAATAAGGGAATGTTTACGACTGATCGGGCGAAGAACAGAGCCAAAACATTTCCGGGAATCGCAAAGGCAATGGCTGAACAGTGGGGGTAAGCAGATGAAACCGAAAACGAAATCCGAGCTGATGGCCGAATGGGCCAGCCAGCCCGACCAGCTCAAAAGAGAGCGGGAGGTAAAGGCCATCCGCAAGGCGATGGACGATGCCCGCGCCGTGATGCAAGACGGTCTGACCCGGTACGTCAAGAAAAAGACCAAAGCCCGTAGCATGGCAAAGGCTGAAGCTGACCCCTTTGCTGAACTGGAAGGCTGGGAAAGCATGGAGCAGATCCAGGATGCCTACGGCTACGGCAAGATCACCGCCGACAGGCGGGACAAACTCACCGACCTGTGGGAAGCCCGGGAAGCTGCCAGGAGCAGCCGCAAGGGCGCGGACAAGTACCACGACCTTGTGACGGAGATGTTGGAAACCGCCATCCGCCGGGTGGGCAATGAGTACGCAGATATGCTATTTGAGTATGACCAGCAGCGCAGGGAAGCTGAAAAGCAGTGCGAGCAGCTGGCAATGGAAGGGATGATGAAAAAATGAAAGCTGTTCTGATAAGCATCAAACCCAACTGGTGCAAGTGGATTTTGAGCGGAAAGAAAACCCTTGAGGTACGAAGAACCCGCCCAAAACTTGACACACCGTTCAAGGTATACATCTACTGCACCCGTTCATATGACTGGCGCATGAAATTGCCCAAAATCGGGATGGAGAAGATGAACGGCAAGGTGATTGGCGAGTTTGTCTGTGATTCCATTGAAGAGGTCGATATTTCATATCCGGCATATCAGGACAGACTGGGTGAACGTTTTACAAAAGATTCATGTGTGCCATATTTCCAACTGCACCGTTACGCATCCAAAAACAGACTTCATGACAATCTGTTTTTCTGGCACATTTCAGAACTTAAATTTTACGATAAGCCTGTGAAGCTTAAAGATTTTTGGGCGATACAACCCTGTACGCATCGCGGAGACTGCTGCACCTGCCGCAGATGGGATGCAAAAAAGCTGATTTGCCGTGGAGAAGCGTTCGGGATCGAACGTCCGCCGCAAAGCTGGTACTATGTGGAGGATGGCAGATGAAACTGACCCTCTACGGCGACCCCCGCACCAAGAAAAATTCCGCACGCATTCTCCGCACACGCTCCGGGACCCCATTCGTGGCCCCCAGCAAGGTTTATGTGGATTATGAGACGGACTGCCTGCGGCAAATCAAAAAGCCGCACAGCCCCATCTCTGCCCGCGTGAACGTGAGGTGCGTGTACTACATGAAGACCGCCCGCCGGGTCGATCTGGCAAACCTCATCGAGGCGACCACGGACATCCTGGTAAAAGCCCGCGTGCTGGAGGACGACAACAGCAAGATCGTCGCCGCCCACGATGGCAGCCGGGTGGAGCTTGATCGGAAGACCCCCCGGGCGGAGATCTGGATTGAAGAAATGGAGGACTAAAATGGCTGAATATCATGTTGGGTGTGGATTGTTTGGAAATATCTACGCTGGAACTTATGCGCCGCCCCGCAAGGATGGTTTGCAGGCATGGCGTAACAAGTCAGAGGTGACAAGCGAAGCAGTCGAAGCGGTCATGGGGCATTTTATCACGGAAATGGAGCGTGACGATAAGACAAAGCTCAAAAAGGTGTGGGGAGTTATCGGAAACAAGAAGCTAAAAGTCACTTTTGAGATTTTTGCTGGCAAGGAGGAAAACAATGGCCCACACATGGATACCTGACTCCGACACACCAAAGCCTGACATTGGCGCGGACTACCAGACCGTCAAGGCGTGGTTTCAGCAGTGCCGCGACCTTGCGGCAGCTATCGAAGTCCAGAAGCAAAAAATACAGCGCATCCGGGACGTGGCCGAAAAATGCACCCAGAACCTGAGCGGGATGCCTGCGGGTGGTGGCAATGGGGACAAGGTGGGCTTCGCTGTAGAGCAGCTGGACACCGAACGCCGACAGCTTCAGAGGATGGAGACGGATCTGTGCAATTTGCGTGTCGAGGCCACCCGGCGGGCATACTGCCTGATAGCCGAGCCGGAATGCGCCGAAGCGATTTGCGAGCACTATGTCATAGGCAAGTCTCACAAAGAAATCGCAAAAGAAGTCGGCGTGTGCGGGGCAGATGTGGTCTACCGGCGAATCAAACGCGGATGCATGGCCCTGGCCGAGATATGGGACGAGTTTTCTGACGTGCAAAGTGTACAACATGCACAAGAAAACACAGCGTGATTTTGGAAGGGGTCAGCTCTTTTCAAGTCTGTAAGCTTAGATGTAAAATTCTAATAAGCGGTTCAGCGCTAAGCGGTAGCCGCTTGCCACGCAGCCCGCAAAACGGTGAAGGAGAACAGGAAAGCATGAAAACCTGTCACAAGGAAGGAACCGTTTTGGGGGGCTGCTTCTATGCGAGGTTTGGGAAGCCACATAACAGGGCTAGCAGTTTTGTGGAACGGTTCGACTCCGTAACCTCGCACCGTATGACGCATGGACTCATCCCCCACAAAGCTGCACGCTTAACCTCCCGTGCCACGAGAGAAAGCTTTGAATCCCTGAGGGTGTGGGTAGACTTCCCGATGGGATGTGCGTCAAACAACAGCCCTGGCGGAGAACCAGGGCTGTTTTATATGGCCGCCTGAGCGCAGTACGGAGCGCGTGTCAGCTGAGATATTGCTGGCTGGTTCGAGTCCAAGGGCGGTGTTTTATACTCCGGTAGCTCAAGTGGTAGAGCGGCGGTCTCCAAAACCGCATGTTGCAGGTTCGAGCCCTGCCGGGAGTGCTTGCATGATCTGACGAGAGCGGGGAGTGCAATAGCGGAGCATCCGGCCGCGAAAGTTCTGGGCGCAGAGGCTTTGCACCCGACAAGCAAGGCCTCTTATTTTGATATTCTGACCGTTCGGATTTTCCGGGCGGTTTTTCTTTTGCAGGAAAGGAGATGCCAACTGTGAGATATGGTGTGCCGTATCGTGGAAGTAAGAACAAAATCGCACAGTGGGTTGTCTCTAATCTTCCTGCTGGCGACACGCTGATTGATCTGTTTGCTGGCGGTTGCGCAGTCACACACGCCGCATTGCTTTCTGGCAAATGGAATCACATTGTCGCGAATGACATCGGCGATGGCCCACAGTTGTTTATGGATGCTATTCATGGCAAGTATGCCAATGAAAAGCGCTGGATTAGCCGTGAAGATTTTCACCGTCTGAAAGAATCCGACCCTTACGTTTCACTTTGCTGGAGCTTTGGAAATAATCGCACGGATTACCTCTACTCAAAAGAGATTGAACCGTGGAAAAAGGCTTTGCATTATGCAAGAGTGTTTGGCGATACATCGCTTCTTCGAGAGTTTGGCGTGGATGAAAAGAATTGCCGCCTTGAAAGCCTAGACAGACTTCAAAGTTTGAATGGGCTTCAACGATTGCAGAGCATCCAAAACCTCAATGATTGCGACAAAATAACGCTTTCTCAAAAAGATTATCGTGACGTTGAAATCCAAGAAGGCTCAATCGTTTATGCTGACCCACCGTACAAAAAAACACGTTGTACGGGATACAAAGGAAAATTCGATTATGACGCTTTTGAGCATTGGTTGTCAGACGTTCCTTTCATGGTGGTTGTTAGCGGATACGAATGCCCATTAGAGTGCATAGAAGTGGCACAAATAAGCAAACAGCCGATTATCGGAACAAATAATTTATACGGTTCTAGCGTAGAAAGATTGTTTGTGCAAGAACGGTTTGTTGAACAGTACAAAAATTCATTTAACATGAGAGGTGGTGGCGGTGAGTGCGAAGCGGCTGACAGACAGGCAAAAAAAGAAAATCGTTGCGGACTATGTGCAGCTGCAGAGCTACGCCAGAGCTGCCAAGTTGAACGACGTGGCAGAAAGCACCGTTCGGAAAATCGTGAAAGATAATCCCAAGTGTGCGGATTTGTGCGCCTTAAAAAAAGAGCAGAACACGCAGGACATGCTTTCCTACTTAGGCAGCAAGCGCGGGGAAGCACAGGATCTTCTCGGGCTGTACCTTCAGGCGATGGCAGACCCGGACAAGATCGCGGAAGCAACGCTGCCGCAGCTGTCCACGGCGTTTGGCACCATCGTGGACAAGTTTGCTATGCTGGGAGACCAGAGCGGCATAGAAGCCCAGGACGATGGCCTGCTGGAAGCCCTGAGCGCTGCCGCAGACATCAGCCCGCCGGATGACGTGGAGATGCTGCCGGAGGAAGAGGACGACCATGCGGAAAAGTAACGGTTTTCGCTGGAAAGCCCTCAGCCAGCGGCAAAAGCAGGTCTTGAGCTGGTGGACACCGCAGAGCGCGTACAGCGGCTACAACGGCATCATTGCCGATGGCGCTATTCGATCGGGCAAGACCTTTGCCATGAGCTTTTCTTTTGTCCAGTGGGCCATGACCTGCTACAGCGGGCAGCAGTTCGCCATGTGCGGCAAGACCATTGCCAGCTTCCGGCGCAACGTGCTTGGTACGCTCAAGCAGCAGCTTGCAGCCCGTGGCTACAACGCCAAGGAGCACCGGGCAGAAAACTGCATGACCGTCAGCAAGGGCGGCAAAGTCAACGAATTTTACTTTTTCGGCGGCAAAGACGAGAGCAGCCAAGACCTGATTCAGGGCATCACCCTGGCCGGTGCGTTTTTTGACGAGGTGGCTTTGATGCCGCAGAGCTTTGTCAATCAGGCCACTGCCCGCTGCTCCGTCACCGGGTCAAAGTTCTGGTTCAACTGCAACCCTGGCAGCCCGCAGCACTGGTTCTATCTGGAATGGGTGCGGAAATGCCGCTCCCGCAAGATGATGTATCTCCATTTCACGATGGACGATAATCTGTCACTTGCCGAGGACATCAAAGAGCGCTACCGCAGCCAGTACAGCGGAGTTTTCTACCAGCGCTACATTCTGGGTCTGTGGACGGTGGCTGAGGGCCTTGTCTACGATATGTTCGACCGACAAAAACATATCATCGACAAGCTGCCGGAGCTGTCACCAAAGAGCGCCTATGTGGCGTGTGACTTTGGCACCCAGAACGCAACGGTCTTTTTGCTGCTCCAGAAGCAGGCAGATGCAGACTGCTGGATCGTCACCCGAGAGTATTACTACAGCGGGCGAGAGCAGAAGCGGCAAAAGACCGTGGGCGAGTATGTTGCAGACCTCAAGGCGTGGCTGAATGGCCTCAAGCCAGAGAGGATCATCGTTGACCCCTCTGCCCTGCCCCTGATTACAGAGCTGCGCAAGAACGGATTCACACAGACCCCCGCAAACAACGACGTTCTGAGCGGCATTCTGGACGTACAGACCATGCTGCAGACCGGGCGGCTGAAGATCTACAAAGACTGCAGGCACACGCTGGTGGAGTTCGGCGTATACGCTTGGGACCCGGATAAAGACGATGCCGTGCTGAAGGTCAACGACCACTGCATGGACGCTATCCGATATTTTGTGCGCACGAAGCGCCTTGTGAAACTGAGGGATTGATTTTGAGCACTGTATACACATTCCAGACCTTTCAGCAGGCGCAAGCCGCCGGGGAACAGCCTGATTTTATCCGGCGGTTCGTGCAGCAGCACTGCGCTTCCGGCCCTTACAGGATGGCGCTGGACGCTGACCTTTACGATGCCCAGAAAAACCCGGGCGCGGAACGCTTCGCACAGGCTTACGCTTTGATGTTGAAACGCCTGTCCAAAAACACCAAGCAGGACACCCCACGCCCTGCTATGGTCAAGAGCAATCTTTTCCGGCGGCTCAACAAACAGCGGGCGACCTACTCCCTCGGCAACGGCGTGGTCTTTGCGGACAATGGTGTGGACAAGGACAGGCTGGGGCAGAACTTTGATGAGCAGATCCAAAAGGCCGGATATTTCGCCCTGATCCACGGCGAGAGCTTCGGATTCTGGAACAACGACCATCTGGTGGTTTTCAAGCTGACCGAGTTCGCTCCCCTGTACGATGAAAAGACAGGCCTTTTGCAGGCAGGCGTGCGCTTCTGGCGGCTGAACCCTGACACGGATATGCATTATATCCTGTACGAGCTGGACGGATTTACCGAGTACACGGAAAGCAAAATCGGCAGCACAATGCAGGAGACCGTGCCGAAGCAGGCATACAAGAGCGTGACCGTCACCACGCCCGGCGGCGGGCTGGAAAGCGTGGAGGGAGAAAACTACAGCGCTCTTCCAATTGTGCCGCTGTGGGGCTCCGACCTGCACCAGAGCACCCTTGTGGGGCTGAAAGCCTACATTGACAACACCGATCTGGTGATGTCCGGCTTCTGCAATGACCTGCATGACTTTTCGGAGATCTACTGGCTGTGCGAGAACTTCAACGGCATGACCGATGACGAGCTGCAGGAGTTCCTTGTCAAGCTGAATCTGTACCACATTGCAGGCGCAGACACCAGCCAGGGCGGCAAGATCACCCCCTACACCACCGAGATTCCTGTAGCGGCCCGGGAGACTCTGCTGGAGCTGCTCCACGCCCGGGTGTATGAGGACTTCGGCGGTCTGGATGTGCACTGTGTCAGCGCGGACAGCACCAACGACCATCTGGATGCAGCCTATGAGCCGCTAAACCAGAACGCGGACGACTTCGAGGCGCAGATCAAGCCGTTCATCCGGCAGGTCTGCGCACTGGCTGGCTTTGACAACGCTATGCCGGCATTCAACCGCAGCAAGATCACCAACACAGCCGAACAGGTCGCAACGGTGATTTCTGAGGCGCCGATCATCGGGCAGGACATGGCAATAGACTTACTGCCCAACCTGACCCCGGAACAAAAGGAGCAGGCCAAGGCCGCGCTGATGGCTGAGAGCGCAACACGGGAGACCGTAGACGAGGAGGACGAAGACGATGGCTGAAAACATCATCGGCAAGTTTGTTATTGAGCTGGACGAAAACGACAGGAAACTTTTGGAGCGATTTGCAAATGCAGTCGAATTGATGCAGCCGACCACGATTGATTGGAACGAGCCAAAAGTCCGCGCAGTAGGCGTTGACGAACTCGGAAACATCAAATGGGGACCTGCCGGAGAAAACAATGAACGACCGTGAACGCATCTCTACCCGCCAGCTGAACCGCCTGCGCCGCCGCATTTTGCGGGTATACGGCACTGCCCGCCGGGAGATGACCGAGCAGCTCACCGAGTTTCTTGGGAAGTACCGAGCGTTGGACGAGCGCAAGCGGGCGCAGCTGGATGCGGGAGAGATCACCGAAGAGAATTACCGCATCTGGCTGCAAAATCAGGTCTTTCAGTCCGATTTGATGCACGCCAAGCTGGACGGCATCACGCAGACCTGCACCACAGCCCAAGAGACGGCCTACAAGCTGGCCCGGGATGAGCAATACAACATCTTTTCCTTTGGCGCAAACTGGGCTTTCTACGAGCTAGAACAGGCCGCAGGCGTGACGTTCGGGCTGACCTTGTACAACACCGAGGCGGTCAAGCTCCTGCTGAAGGAAAACCCCAAGCTGGTGCCAAACAAGCGCATCAAGAGCGAGAGCAACCGCACCTATGACGCCCGGGTGTTCAACCGCTACGTCATGCAGGGCATCGTGCAGGGCAAGAGCGTCCACGACATCGCTGTGCAGGCCGTCAACGGTATGGCTGATACAGAGATCCACTGGGCCATGAACAACGCCATCACAGCTCTTACCAGCGCCCAGAACGCCGGGGCTTTGCAGCAAATGAGAAACGCCCAGGCTTTGGGCATCGAGGTCAAAAAGCGCTGGAACTCCACCCACGACTACCACACCCGTGAAATGCACCGCCTGCTTGACCAGCAGACGGCAGAGCTTGACGAGCCGTTCAAGGTCATGGGTTACGAGATTCAGCGCCCCGGCGACCCAAACGCCGCCCCGGAGATGGTTTACCACTGCCGCTGTGTGCTGTCCTCTGCACTGGGCAAGTATCCCCGGCAGAACGCCATGCAGCGGGAAAACATTGTCACATATGAGGATACAGGCATGGTAAATGCCAAAGGAAAGCCAATCAAGGTAGCCGTAAAGAAAGCGGTTTCAGCTATGGACTACACCGAGTGGTATAAGGCTAAGGGCGGCACGGAAGCAGAACAGATGTGGTGGGCGGAGGAACGCAAGAGAAAGAAGGGATGAACCTTGATTCTGCCGATGGAAAACACCGAGAGGATGATATTTCCCGGTGTGGGTAAGTACGGCATCCCTGCTATCAAGCCGGAAACGGACATCCGCATTGACAAGCTGGAATGGATCCCGGTCAATTATGCGCTGACAGCCAAAGACAAGGCCACAAAAGGCGTGCATTTTTACAAGGACGATTACCAGTTTGAACGGTTTTGGAACAACCCAGACAAATACATTCCCCTTTTGCAGCAGTTCGGTGCGGTATGTTCGCCGGATTTTTCGCTTTACAGCGATATGCCGCTTGCGGTGCAGCTTTTCATGCACTACAAAAAGCACTGGCTGGCGGCATACTGGCAGGCGCACGGCATCCACGTCATTCCAACGCTCTGCTGGTGCGGCGAGCAAAGTTATGACTGGTGCTTTGATGGTGAGCCGAGAAACGCCATTGTGAGCATTTCCAGCCACGGAACACAATCTGACTCATACGAAGCGGAATGCTTTGCCAAGCACTGCCGCAATGCACTTGAGGTTCTGCAACCAAGCAGCATTTTGTGGTACGGCAAGTGTCCGGCAGAATTTGACTGGAACGTTACCAAAATCAAGCCATTTCAATACGAGAGGAGACATTACCGTGAGTAAAAGAGGTTCGGGCAGTTCCGAGAGAGCAGGCAACGGAGGAATAGCTGCTTTTAACGCGGCGTCGCTGCCGATTAAGGGCAGCGAAAAACAGGTTGCTTGGGCGCAAGATATTATTCAGAGCTCTTTTGATACTATTGATGCAAATATCAAGCGCATGGAAGAGCAGAACAAAAAAGAGATTGCAGATTTCAAGCAAAGGCATCCGAGCAGCAAAATGACGGCTGAGCTCAAAAGCAGAATTACTTCGGACAATGACGCTTGGATTGCGGCTGCAAAAGAATACCGGAGCGCCAGCGCTCAAAACTTTTCCAAAATGAGCGAAATTCCGGCAAAACAGGTCATTGACAGCAGATACAACTTCTCCGGCGAGATGATTTTAAGAAGCATCAATTACAACGCAGAACAAAAAAAGCGTAAGAAATAACCATGAAATTTAACTACGACATAAAATTCACCGACAACACCCCGCAGCTGCATGAGGCGCTGGATTCATGGGCAGAGCGGGTGCTGACCATCTGGGGCATGAAGGTGCAGGACTACGCCCAGCTGCTTGTGCCTACAGGCACGGCAGACAGCACGGGCATAGAGGGCTATGTGGGCGGTGCGCTCAAGCAAAGCCTGACCTACGCCGTAGACCTTGCCAAAAAGACCGTGACCATCGGGTCGAACCTGTTTTACAGCGTCTATGTGGAGCTGGGAACGGGCATCTTTGCCGAGAAGGGCAACGGACGAAAAACGCCGTGGGTCTGGAAGGACTTCAACGGTGGATGGCACTTCACCCGGGGTATGGAAGCCCGCCCGTTTCTCCGCCCGGCGGTGGAAAAACACATTGATGAGCTGCGAGAGATCGCCGTGGAAGAAGCAGAGAAGGGAGAATGACCGTGGAACAGCAGGATTGCAGCAACTGCCGTTGACATGATGGCTTTTCGTGGGTGTGCTTCAATGGTTGCTCTGAGCGGGCGGCTGATTTTACAGACCCGGAGGACATCTGTCCGGCGTTTGAAGCGGAGATTTCTCCCGAAGCTTAATACTCAGCGGTTGGCGCACAGCGTCAGCCGCTTTTTTATGCCGCTTTAGCTCAGGTTGGCAGAGCACCGGATTTGTAATCCGGGGGCCGTGGGTTCAAGCCCCACAGGCGGCACCACACCGGCAGCACGTCCGGCAAATTAAACCTTATTGCCAAGCATGGCAGCCCGAGCAAGGGCGGAAAGGACTATCACATGGCACTCAAAAGAGCTGACATCCGCACGATTCTGGAGAACACCGAAACCTCCAACGATGACAAGGCGAAAGCCATTCTGGACGCCCTGCACAAGGAGACGGACGAGCTCAAAGACCAACTGGATGCAGAAAAAACAGCCCGCACACAGGCCGAGAAAGAGCGGGACGAGGCCAACGGCGGCAAGCAGGCCGCAGAAAAGGCTCTGACCGACTACAAGGCCCAGCAGACCCAGAAGGACACCCGGGCCACGAAAGCAGCGGCCTACAAGCAGCTGCTGAAGGACAATGGCGTGCTGGAAAAGCACTTTGACCGCGTTGTAAAAATGACCGGCGCGGACATCGACGCTTTGGAGCTGGACGAGAACGGCAAGGTCAAGGACGCAAAGAAGTTTATGGACAGCCAGAAAGACGTATGGGGCGACTTTGTGGCCACGACCACGACCACCGGCGCAAAGGTGGACACCCCGCCCACCAACAACAGCGGAGTTTCCAAAGAGGACTTCGAGAAAATGAGCCTTGATGCCCGTATCAAGCTCAAAAACGAAAATCCTGAGCTGTATCAGCAGCTGAGGAAAAAGTAAGAAAGTGAGGACATTTTATGGCAGATACTTTTGGCGGTTTCCCGTTTGACGTTGAGGTGTTCGGCGATTACATGGCCGAACAGAACACCATCAACACCAACATCATCGCATCTGGCGTCATCCGTGAGGACGCTTCTATCATGAGCCTGATCGGCGAAAAGGGCAACGTGGCGACTATCCCGTTCTACACCGAGCTGGACGCAAACGCTTCCCCTGCACTGAACAACGACGGCAACACCAATAACGAGCCCACCGACATTTCCGGCAGCAAGCAGACCTGTATGCTGATCCAGCGCATGAAGGCATGGAAAGCACAGGACTTTACCCGCGAACTGACCGGCGCAAAGCCCATGGAGCACATTGCGCAGCAGGTGACCCACTTCTACCAGCAGGTATGGCAGAAGGAACTCATGACCGAGGTTGACGCAATTCTGCAGAATACCGATATGAGCTCCCATATCTACGACATCACCAAAAACGACAATAGCAAGGTGGATGCAGAGACCATTCTGTATGCACAGCAGGCCGCGTTTGGCGATACCGCATCTTCTGGCGGCCTGATAGTGCTGCACAGCATGATTCTGGCAAAGTATAAGGCCCTGCAGTTGGTCGATTACGACAAGTACACTTTCAACGACGCACTGCGCACCGAGGTCACTCTGCCCCGCATTGGCGGCATGACGGTTCTTGTCAATGACGCAGCAACTAAGGCCTCCGTGACGTTGTCGAGCGGCGCAACCACTGCTTACAACACCTATTTCCTGGGCGTCGGTTCCTTCGTCGGTTGCCGCAAGACCAACTACGAGAACCCCTACTACACCGATTACGACCCCGAAGAGAAGGCCGGTATTCAAAAGCTGTATACCAAGGAGGGCCGCGTGATCCACCCCAATGGCTTCAGCTTCAAGGCAGACAACGTGACCGGCGCTTCGCCTGCGACCACCGATCTTGCCAAGAAGGCAAACTGGGAGCGCAAGTTCAAGCCCGAAAACATCAAGATCGGTAAGATGGTCTCTCTGGGCTAAGACAGGAGGTGACACCGCATGACCGTCCCTGAGCTGTGCGTTTACACGCACAATTTCTTTGACCGGGCAGACGACCCCATTGCCGGGGAGTTTGTCTTTGAGCCGGATACCGTTCCCGCCGGGGTAGTGCTGGGGCAGTATTTCCTCGTGTGTGGCTCTATCTTCAACGACGGCGTACACAAAGCCGGGGACGGCGATTTGATGGCCGAGACCTTTAACGGTACGGTGCAGCCTATGCGTGTGCCGCCCGCTTTTGCCGCGCTGGCCGAAAAAATCGACGCTTACGACAAGGCGCTCCCGTCCGGCGGCGTGTATGTATCTCAGTCCTTCGGCGGCTGGTCCGGCACGATGGCTACAGGCACGGACGGCCTGCCTGCAGACGGCAAGACCCGCTATAAATCCGAGATCAATCAGTGGAGGAAGATGTGACATGGTCAATCCGTTCACTGCATCCACCGTGATGCAGAGCTTTACCAAAAAATTCTGCTTCCAGACCCGCAGCTATGAGCCGGATGGCGTCGGCGGCTTTGTGTCCGGCTGGACGGACGGCCCGGAATTTGAGGCCGTAGAGCGCCACGACACCACCGTGGAGGCTCAGGTTGCAGAGCAGGCGGCTACAGCGTCCACCTATACGCTGCTGGTCAACACCGGTGTGCCGCTGGCCTTCCCGGACTACATCAAGCGGGTGAGCGACGGGCAGACCTTTCAGGTGACGAGTGCAGCCGATGAGGGCAAAGCCCCGCCGGAATCCGGCATGGGCCTGCGGGCCGTGAAGTGCAAAAAGGCGGTGCTGCCGTGATGGGTCCCTCTGAGAGCATCAACCGGGCGCTGAACACTTTTTTCAACGGGTTTGGCATCCCGGGCTATCTGGAAGACAACATCCCACCCAGCGCAACACTGCCGTACCTGACCTATCAGCCGACAATTCCCGGCGGCTGGAATGAGTCCGGCACCTTCCACGCCCGGCTTTGGTACCCGAGTGCCAAAGGCCGGACACCTATTTTACAGACCGAAGACAAGATAAGCGCAGCCCTTGCAGATAGCTTGACCATCGAATGCGAGGGCGGCGCTATTCTTTTGCGCAAAGGCAGCCCGTGGGCGCAGCCACTCGACAACCCGCCCGAGGGCTATCTGTGCGAATACCTCAATTTTGAGCTTACACGGCTTATCCCGTGAGAAAGGATCCTTTATGCCTGAAACTCTGGCAAAAAAGTTCGCGGTCAATGTGCTGACCCCGGATGCGTTCAAGAGCATCCCGAAAGGCTCCGGCAATCTGCTTTCCACATTTGATCTTTCCGCTCCCAAAATCGACAGCACCAATGTCGTGTGCGCCACGCAGGGCGGCGTGACCATCTCCTACAGCAACAGCATGGAGGATACGCTGGCCGACATCGACAACGCACCCACCAACACCAAGCAGGGCAATGAGGTCACCGGAACAACCGCCACCATCGCCTTTACCACTCCCAACGCAAGCCCCGACGTGCTCAAGCTGGCCATCGGCACGGCTGACATCGATGCGGACGACCCCACCCATGTGGTCCCCCGCATCGAGGCTGCCCTGAAGGACTACAGGGAGCTGTACTGGGTTGGCCCTATGATCGGCGGCGGCTTTCTGGTTTGCAAAATTTTCAATGCCCTTTCTTCCGGCGGCCTGAGCCTCAAGACGGCTCACCGCGGCGGAGGCTCCATGCAGATCACTCTCACCGGCTACGCCGACCTGGAAAATCCCACTCAGGCCCCCATGGAATTTTACTCGATCGTCAAGGCCCCGACCGGGGACTAAGGAGGACATATGCGCAATATCATCGATCTCGACGGCACCGAATACCTCAAGCGCACCTATGAGTGTGCGCAGGCTTATAAAAAGTACGTGGCAGACTCCGGCGTGATGGACATTCTGGGCCGCGAGCCGGAACTGACCGGCACGGAGACGGACGCAGAGCGGCTGGAAAAGCGCCGGGCGCAGGCTAACAAAAACGCCGTGGACATGACCAAGCTGCTTTACACGGACAAGGCAGACCTCACCCTCGGCATCCTGCCCCTGTTCGTGGTGCTGGACAAGGACGAGGAGCAGCCGCCTACCCGGGTGCTGGCCTCTGCCATGAGCCGGGCGCTCCGGGATGTGGATTTCATGGATTTTTTTCAGTCCTTGATGTGATCGGCGCGGACGGCTACCGGCGGCTGGTATCCACCATCCGGCTGGATATGCTCCGGCTGCTGGGCAAGCCGTACATCATGGAGCATATCCGCGCCGAGGTGCGCAGGCATCAGGAGGCGCAGCTTTTCCGGGACTATGTGGCCGACGCCATCGGGCAGTATCTCGGCATCCAGCCCCTTTACTCCGGGCTTGCATCCAAGCATTTCCCCCTGCTGCGCACCAAAGAAGACACCCGCACGGCGGAGCAGATCACCGCCGAAAATGCAAAGGCTCTGGCAGAGCTGTGCGGAGGAGGTGAAACGCCCTGAACATATTTAATCTGGAAGCGACTCTGTCGCTGGATGATTCCGCTTACCGGCAGAGCATCCAAAACGTGCAGAACAGCACCAAAAGGGCTGTCACGGAGCTGGGCTCCGAGTACAGCAAAGCGGCGCAGAAAGTTGCCGAGCTGACAAAGCGATACAACGAATCGGCTGAAAAGACCGGGCGCACCTCTGCGCAGACCAAGGAGCTGAAAGCCGCTCTGGCCTCTGCCCGAGCCGAACTGAAAGAGACCACCTCGGCTCTGAAATCAGCCAACATCGGCATGACGGAGTTTGGCGGTTCATCCGAGACCGCCAGCGGCTCTCTCACCGGAGCCATCACCAAAGCCAACCTGCTTACCGGCGTCATCTCCAACGTAAGCTCCATGGCCCTGTCTGCGGCCAAGGATTTTATCCAGACCGGTATCCAGTATAACGCCCAGCTGGAAAGCTACACCACTGGCTTTACCAACATGCTGGGCAGCGCTGAGGCGGCCAAAGCGGCCATGGACGCCATTCAGGAGGACGCAGCCCGCACTCCCTTTGACGTGGCGAGCCTGACACAGGCCAATCAGCTGCTCATCAGCGCCGGTGAAAATGCAGGCTACTCCCGCAAGGTCATCATGGCGCTGGGCGACGCTATTTCGGCTACAGGTGGCGGTAATGCAGAGCTGTCCCGCATGTCGGCAAACTTGCAGCAGATCGCCAACGTGGGCAAGGCGTCCGCCATCGACATCAAGCAGTTTGCCTATGCAGGTATCAACGTCTATCAGGTCCTGGCCGACTACACCGGAAAATCGGTGCAGGAAGTTCAGAAGATGACCATCAGCTATGATACTCTGTCTCAGGCCCTTATCGCGGCCAGCGAAGAGGGCGGACGATATTACAACGCCATGGACACCCAAAGCCAGACCATGAATGGCCGGGTATCCACGTTGAAAGATAACGTGAGCCAGCTGGCGGGTCTTATGACAAGCGATCTGAGCAGCGGAATCGGCGTGGTCATCGGCAACCTGAACAATATGGTGGTGGCTGCGCAGGACGCTTACAAAAAGGATGGGTGGAAAGGTCTCGGCGAAGCGATTCTCGGCCTGGACAACCCGATCAGCACCATCATCAGCAGTTTTGGCAGGCTGGGCTCGGCGGCTGTAAGCGCTCTGGATAGAGCCAGTTACGCCCTGAACAAGGCCCTTGGAAAAACTGCCTACTCCGATTATGACAGCTACGAGGATTACCGCACATCAAAGGACCAGCAGAACTCCCGCGACCGCCGCAGGCAGGCAGCGCTAAATGGCGTTGGCATCAGCAACAAGAGCTGGTCTGAGCGGCAAGCTGAGCTTACTGCTGCCGCTGGCTCCGGTGGCAGCTCTATCGCTACTGGCGGCAGCGGCGGGAGCTCTTCCAGTGGAAAGTCTGGCTCAAGGTCCACCACCGAAACGGTCATTTCGTCCATCTCCAGAACGGCTACGACCACCGCTCAGAATGCTCTCGGCACCGTGACCACCAGCATCCAGACTCTGAGCGAAAAGGTCAAGGACAGTGCGGGCAGCATCAAAGACCGCATCACCGAGACCACCACCGAGACCGGCAAGGAGATGGTCAACGGAATCGAGACCACCTATAAACAGGTGGAGACCAAGGTCAACGGCGTGGTGACCAAAACCACAAAGACATACGACGATATGTCAAAAACGCTGGCGGCCACCCTGACCCGCACCACCAGCAAGGTAGAGGGCGGCGTGACCACAGCGATCCAGGAGGTCACCAAAAAATACGCCGACGGCTCCGAGCACATCGAAAAGACTGAGACCATCACCGAAGAAAACATCGTCGATGGCGTGGCCCAGACCACTAAAACCATCAACACCTATATCGACGGTGTGCTCCAGAACACCAAGGTCGACACCGAAGAGGCCGAAAAAAGCATTCAGGCTGCGCTTTCCCGCACCGAAAAGTATATCTCCGAGATCCAGGGGCAGTCTGACAAAGGCATTTTCGGGCTGGTAAAGTCTCTCTTTACTGACATCAAAAACAAAGACGGCAAGGCCATCGCCGGGGATGTGGTAAAGGTCATTTTCGGACAGGTGACGCAAGAGCAGCGAAACACCATTCTGAAATGGGCAGACGATGCAATGACCGCCATCAATGAGCACTACGCGCAGGGCGGCATTCAGGGGGCGCTGCAGAGCATTGCAGACCTCTTCAGCAACGGCATCACCCCGGCAGTCAACGGCTCCACCAAAGAAGTGCAGAGCTTTGCCGCCGCCATGAAGGGCCTTTCCGGCACCGGAGGCTCTGGCGGCATCGTCAGCAGCATCCTCAAGCTGTTCGGCGGCGGTACAAAGGCTGCGGCGGCTGCCGGTGAAGCCGGGGCCGGGCAGGCCATCGCGTCCGCAGCGGGCGGAGCAGCATCTTTCTTCCCGGAGTGCCTTGCTGTGCTGGCCGTCATCGCAGAGGGCGTTGTAGGCTTCAAAATGGGCCAGAACGCCCGCGCTCGCGAGGATTCTGGCGAAGAGCGCTCTCTGGGAAGCAAGCTTCTCTCCGGCGCACTTCTGGCGGCCACCGGCCCTATCGGCTGGATCAGCTATTTCTTCGGTAAAAAGTTTGGCAAAAAGTCCTCGTCTTCGTCTGCTGCGGCAGAAAGCGCCCCGTCTGACGCCATGAGCTATCTGGACATTCAGGACGCCTACTGGTACGGCAACGAGCGGGCTTTTGCGGGCTACGACTACCGCAGCGACCCCTTTACCTACAACCCCAACAACAATTCCGTCCCCAAATATCAGGCAGAGATACAAGCCCAACTTGCAAAGCTGAGCACCGTAGTGGAGCAGTATCTGCCCGACGTGGCAAATCAGCAGATCGTGCTGGACGATGGTACCATTGTGGGCGCTCTCGCCCCCGGCATGAACGACCAGCTGGGCCATATCCAGATGCTTGCAGAAAGGGGCAACTGAGATGTACGAGATTTTTGCGTATCCCTACGGCGACCCCGAAAACAAGCTGACGGTCTATCAGCCGGGCAACCGGCAGGCTGTAGTGCTGTCGCCCAAGCTTACCCGCGAGGTGAGCAAGGGCGGCAGCCTTACTTTTACCATGCTGCGCACCCACCCCTGCTATGAGTCCATGCAGAAGATGTCCACCGCTGTGGCGGTGCATCAGGACGGCAAGGAGATATGGCGGGGCCGGGTGCTCAGCCACGAAGCCGACTGGCTCAACCGCCGGGTCATCTACTGCGAGGGAGCCCTCAGCTATTTCAATGACAGCTGCATTACCCCTTTCAACTACGAGGGCAAGCTGAGGGATTTTTTAGAATACCTCATCAAAGCCCACAACTCCCAGATCTCCGGCGGCAACGGCTACGAGGAGCAGACCAGCTACGACAAGATGAAAAAGTTTGAGCTGGGCAGGGTGACTGCCGCCCTCGGCGACCTTGTGGTGAGCTACGGCGACCGCAACCAGTACGGCGTGGGTGAGGACTACGGCAGCACCTGGGACATCATCAGCAAAATGGTGCTCAAGACCTACGGTGGCTACGCTTACTGCACCTATAACTCTACCACCGGCATGAACGTGCTCAACTACTGCGACCAGGCATACGAGGCTGACCGGCAGACCGCCCAGAACATCGAATATGGCGTGAATCTGCTGGATTTCACCGAAAAGACCGACACCAACGACCTTTTCACCCGCATCTGGCCGATGGGCAACAAGCACACTGTCGAAGAGACCAAAACCCAGTGGAAGTACAAATTCCTCTGGTTTAAGTGGGGCTCGACTACCGTGACGACCGGCACCCACGAAGAGCGCTACGGCATCAACGGCACGAGCCAGAGCGCCGTGGACAAGTACCTCCCGAAGAAGGGTTACAGCTGGAATCGGGAGTACGGGTGGATCCAGAACGACGAGGCCGTGAAAAAGTTCGGCGTGGTCTCCAAGATCAGGGAGTTTGACACGGACAGCAGCGACGCCACCTTTGCCGCCGCAGTGCAGGACCTGGAAAAAAACGACCTCATGACCATGAGCTATGAGGTCAAGGCCGTTGACCTTGTGGATGCGGGCTATGATACCGAGCGGCTGACCTTTGCCAGCTTTGCCCATATCATCAGCAAGCCCCACAGCATCGACGTGATCATGCTCTGCACCAAGCTGGTGGAGCCGCTCGACCACCCGGAAAAGAAGGAGTACACCTTTGGCATGACCCGGCGCACCCTCACTGACCGGGCCGTGGCAAATCTGGGCGTGACCAACGAGCTCTCCGAAAAGACGGCATCCACCAGCCGGTATGCCAGCGCCACACAGGTGGACACCACCCAGGCGGGCAAGACGGCCAGTGATTTCATCGACTATGCCCCCGCCTCCGGTATGACCGTCGGCCACGCCAGCATCACGGCCAACATCCATTTCGGGACGGACGGCCTGACATTCTCCGGCGTGAAAAACGGCACCGAGCTGCAAAGCTGGTCGGGCTCCACCTTTGCGGCCCAGACCACGAGCACAGACCTCTCCGGCTATGCGGCGGTGCTGCTCACCTACGACGGCGACGCCGCGGCGTGGGCTGCTGCCGGGGGCAGGGGCCGAGCCTTTGCGGTGCTGCCGGTGAACGGCAAGACCTACTCCATCCTCTTCCCCGGCGCTCTGGCCCAGCGGCGGGACGTCAAGGCGTCCGAAAGCGGCGTGACCTTTGGCAGCGGATACCGACAGACGGCGGCAGGCGCATGGGTGCAGGATGATACCGCCTGCCGCCCTGAGGCGCTGCAGGGCTTTATGTAAAGGAGCGTGATTTTTATGGGCAAGCTCATGGGGGCAAAAATCGGCTCTCTGCACACCTTGAACGACCTCGGCCTTTACCTGTTGGTTGGCAGCCCGCTCATCTCCGGGGCAGAGCCGGACAAAAAGCTTGTGCAAGTGCCGGGCGGCGATTTTCTGCTCGACCTCACCCGGGCTGTGGACGGCAAGGTACACTACCTTCAACGCACCATCCGGCTTGACCTTAAATGTAAGGCTCCGCAGGATGAGCGCCGCAAGGTGCAGAGCGTCCTCGAAAACGCCTTGCAGGGGCAGTGGCTGCGCTGCGTACTGGACGAGGACCCGGCCAACTTCTGGGTGGGTCTGTGGACAGTGTCGCCCCAGAGCAGAGACCGGCATACCGGCACATTTTCCATCACCGGCACCTGCAATCCCTACAAGTACAACGCCACCGCCTACGCGGGTGCAGACTGGCTATGGGACGATTTTTATTTTGATGAGGACGTCATCTATGACGAGCCTACGGAGGTAAAGAGCCTGTGAACAAAACTTTCGAAGAAAACATCAACGACATCCGCAAGGCAAAGCGGGGCGTTGAGGTGCGGGAGGCGATGGCCGAGAGCCTTGAGTATGTGGAGGGCTTTGCCTCCACCGCCACTCAAAAGGCAGAGGAGGCCGCAGCCAGCGCCAAAACCGCAGCCGGTGCCAGGGACGCAGCAGCCGCCTCTGCTCAGGCTGCGGAACAGCAGGCAGGCATTGCCGCGCAGCAGGCCGAGACTGCCACACAGCAGGCCGAGGCCGCCGAAAGCTCCAAAGCTGCCGCTGCGGAGTCTGCCAAGCGGGCAGAGCAGTTTGCCAAGGAGACCGAGGGCCGCGTCACCACCGACCCCACCCTGACAGTCAAGGGCGCTCCCGCAGACGCCAAAGCCACCGGCGACCGTATCAACGCTATCAAAATCGAGACCGACAAGACCCTCACCATCTCCGGCGCGGCGGCGGATGCTGCGGCTGTGGGCGGCATCGTGCTGCCCCGGGTGGTGGTGCAGACCGAGGCGGGCAGCTCCATCGTCCTCTCGGACGGCGAGAAAGACGTGAGCGGCGTGGATGCGGACGGCAGCTTCTCTGCGACCCTGCCCCACGACGGAGAGTGGACCGTCACCGCCACGCTCGGCACCGGCGCGGCCACGGAGACGGTGCAGGCGGAGTATTGCCGCACCAAGACCCTGACCCTGACCTACTACACCCTGACTGTGACGGTCAAGGCTGGCAGCACCGTCACTGCCCAGTGCGGGGACAAGACCGTCTCAGGCACGGTGCCGGAAAGCGGCAGCGTCAAGCTGTATCTGCCCATCGCAGGCACGTGGACGGTAACGGCCACGCTGGGCGACGAGACCACCACCGCCACCGTAGAGGTCACCGAGTACAGGGACTATCCCCTTGAGCTGGCCTACGTCCACATCTACGGCGCAAGCTGGGACGGCACGAGTACGACCAAGTGGAGCCGCACCGACGAGGCAGCGGAGTTTACCGACCCTGTACCGTATGTTGCGGGCGCAAAGAGCTACGGCAGTCCTTTTGATGACCGTCTGCCGTGGAGCGGCATGGTAAAGAGCGAGCGCACCGGCGGCACGATGGTAGCCATCCCCAAGTTTTGGTACAAGCTGACCCAAAACGGCAGTGGCATGAGCATCCAAATCGCCGACCGCGCGGTGGAGGGCTACAGCGTCAGCCCCGCCCACATGGACAGAGGCGACGGCCACGGCGAGCGGGACGTGGTGTACATCGGCAGATACCACTGCAACGGCACCTATAAGAGCGGCACCGGCAGCCCCAGGGCGAACATGACCCGCTCTTCGGCCCGCTCCGGCATCCACAATCTCGGCTCGACCATCTGGCAGAGCGATTTTGCCATGCGGTTTACGCTCTGGCTGCTGTACATCGTCGAGTTCGCCGACTGGAACAGTCAGGCGAAAATCGGCTATGGATGCGGCAACAACAGCTCTCCGCAGCCGATGGGCTACACCGACAGTATGCCGTACCACACCGGTACGACCCAGAGCAGCCGCACCACCTATGGCTGCGGGACGCAGTACCGCAACATCGAGGGCCTGTGGGATAACGTGTTGGACTGGTGCGATGGCTGCTACTACAACAGCAACGGCCTGAACATCATCTTGAATCCCTCCGAGTTCAGCGACAGCAGCAATGGCACGGCGGTCGGCGTTCCGTCCAATGGCTGGCCGTCCGCATTCAAGGTCAAGACAAACGGCGGCTTCCCGATGTTTATCCCCACATCCGCGTCCGGTAATGATGCAACGTACTCGTGCGATTACTGGTACTTCAGCTCGTCGCACCCGTGCCTCTCCGTCGGTGGTTACTATAGCCACGGCTCCCACTATGGTTTGTTCTACGTCTACTACAACAGCGCGTCGAACTATAACGGGAACATCGGCTGCCGCCTCCAGGAACTCCCCAACGGGGGAGTCTGAGGGGGCCGCAGCCCCCGCAGATAACCGCGCCGTAAGGCGCTGAACTTTATATGGGACTGTCTGTGCATTGCCGGTGTTTTTTGTTCTTAGGCCTCGTGCGATAACTGGAACTTCAGCTCGTCGAACCCGTGCCTCTACGTCGGTGGTAACTATAGCCACAACTCCAACTATGGTTTGTTCTACGTCAACTACAACAGCGCGTCGAACTATAACGGGAACATCGGCTGCCGCTTCCTTTTTGATATTTCCAACCTCACAGATTCTTGGCACAGACAGCCGCACACCCCACGGTGAAGATAGGCATTTTGGGAGCAGGCTAGTACACTCCGCAGGGAGCGCTGGAAAGCCTGTACAGCTAAAAGGAGGTATCCCAATGAAAAGGGCTGGAAAGCTCTTTGATACGCTAATCTCAGATGATAATTTGTTGCTTGCCATTGATGAAGTCAACCGCACCCACCATTGGTGCAAGGGCCACCGCCCCAACACCTGCACGGCGTGGGTGGAAGAAACCAAAGCGGAGCGGGTGAAAGACCTGCGCCGTATGCTCATCAAGGGTTTTGAACCGAAAAAGCCCCATGTCAGCCAGCGGTGGGACGCGAACGCCCGGAAGTGGCGCACCATCAGCGAACCGGCCCAGTGGCCCGACCAGTACGTCCACCACGCCCTCATCCAGGTGTTACAGCCCAGGATGATGCAGGGAATGGATTTTTACTGCTGCGGCTCCATCCGGGAGCGCGGGCCGCACCGGGAAAAGAACGCCATCCAGCGATGGATGAAGTACGACCGCAAGGGGACGAAGTACGAGTTTTGCGGCGACATCCGCCACTTTTACGACAGCCTGACCCCGGAAGTCGTCATGGCCCGGATGCGGCAGCTCTACAAGGACTTCCGCGTCCTCGACCTCATCCGGCGCATCATCCGGGACGGCGTAAAGCTGGGGACGTACACTTCCCAGTGGTTCGCCAACGCGGTCTTGCAGCCGCTCGACCAGCTCATCCGGAAGAGCGGCTATTGCAAGCATTACGCCCGGTACATGGACAACATGACAGCATTCGGCCCCAACAAGCGCAAGCTGCGCAAACTCCGCGTCCTTGTGGAGAGCTGGCTGAGCGCCCACGATCTGAAGCTCAAGGGCGACTGGCAGGTGTTCCCGGTGGCAAAGCCGCAGCGCAAAGTGCCGCTGCTCCCGCCCCGGCAGGGCTTTGCGCGGGCGAAAGGACGGCTGCCGGACGCTGTAGGCTACCGGTACGGGAGAGGTTACACCATCCCCCGCAAGCGGAATCTGCTGCACATCAAGCGGGCGCTGGCGCGGTATCGCAAGCGCAGGCGGCAGGGGAGGCCCATCACGCCCAGAGCGGCAGCAAGTCTGCTCTCGCGCCTCGGACAGCTCCGGCACTGCAACAATTATCATCTCTATCAATGGCTGTTTCGGGGAGAGCGGGTCGTCCGTGACCTGAAACGCATCATCCGCAGCCAGCGGAGAAAGGAGGAGATCACATGGAATACGTATTTGGCACAAAGGGCCGCATCGAAGTCCTCAAGACCAAGGGCAGCCACCACACTGATCTGACCGGGTATCACCAGATCGAGCGGGAGTATCCCGACCAGACCATCACCGACAGCTTCCGCGTCGTCCGCAAGCTGGACAGCCGGGAGGATGCCGAGGGCGGCTGTTATGACTGGTACGAGATCGACCGCCACTACCGGATGACCGACAAGACCGGCCCCGTGGCGGAGCAGCTGGCAAAGACTGCCGCCGAGGTACAGGATGCACTCTGCGAGCAGGACGCAGCCACCGATGAGCGGATGAGCACCCTTGAGGATGCCGTCTGCGAGCTGGATGCCACCATGGCAGCCGCAAGCAAGCTGTAAGGAGGTAACATATGGATAAAATTTGGGCAAGCCGGCTCATTGCCGGCACTAAGACCTGGGCAGAGATGCCCGCAAGCCGCCGCACCGCCGTCAAGAAGATCCTGACCGAGCGTGTGGCCGAGGGTGAGATCACCCCGGAGCGTTACAAAGAGATCACGGGGGAGGACTACGATGGGTAAGCTGCTGGAACTTCTGGAAAAGCTGGTGCGGGCCATCTTTGGCCCGGGGGACAAGCAGGATGCCGAAGAGGCAAAGCCCGCACCGGAACCTCCCGAACCCCCCGGGGCAGAAGCTGTGACCGGCTGGGAGGGAGACCTTCCTTACCGGTTCATCGACGTGAGCCGGTGGCAGGGAATCATCAAACTGGGGGACTGGGTGCAGGTAGAAGCGGCAGGCTATAAAGGCGCGATGCTGCGGGCCGTAGGGAACCGCAACGGTGTCCCCTACATCGACCCCACCTTCGAGGACAACTATACCAATGCAAAAGCGGCAGGGCTGGATATTGGCGTCTACTACTACACCGACGCCATCACTGAGAAGCTGGCTGACGAAGAGCTGGCTGCACTGCGGCAGGCGCTGCGGGGCAAGGAGCTGACCATGCCGGTGGCGGTGGACATGGAAGATGAAACGCTTGCCGTGCTGAAGCCGAATGACCTGACCAACCTCGCGGCCTACCACCTCGAGCAGATCGAGAAGATGGGGTTCTTCGCCCAGCTCTACACCTACACGAGCTATGCCAACCGCTTCCTTGAGATGGAGCGTCTGGCCGGGCGGTGGGACGTCTGGCTTGCCGACTACACCGGCAAAACGCCCAACGTGACGTTTACCTACAACGCCCACCAGCACACCAGCAAGGGCAGCGTGCCGGGCATCAACGGGCCGGTGGACCTCGACGTCACGACGGTGAACTACCCGAAAATCATCCGTAAGAAGGGCTTGACCCGTCTCCGGGAGGGCAAATGACCGAAAAAGAAGCTTTGCTGTGGGTACTGGGCATCCTGGGCAGCCTGTGCGCTGCAGCCATCACCATCGACAAGGTGCTGGACATCATCCACAAGTACATCAAAAAGGCGCAGGAGCCGGACAACGAGCAGAACAAGCGGCTGGATGAGATGGACAAGCGCATCGGCACCTTGGAGCAGGGCCAGCTTCAGCACACGCAGGCCCTCGCCCGTGACTTGCGCCGCTTTGAAGAAATCGACGAGGTGAGCCGTCTGACCCTCGACGGGGTGCGCAATCTGCTGGACGCGCAGCTGTCCGGCAACAATCGCGAGGGGATGCAGAAGAGCCGCGCCGACATCGACAACTATCTGTTAAAAGGAGTGACCAATCATGGTAGCACTGGCAACTAAGCTTTTTGACCTTATCCCCGCCCCGGTGGCGGCAGTGCTGATGCTGGGCGGCTTTATCTTCTACGCCCTCGGTTGCATCCGGCTGGGCTACGGCGCAGCGGTAAAGCCGCTGGTGCTGGACCTCATCGAGCGGGCAGAGCAGGAGATTCAGGGGACAAAGCGCGGCGCAGAGCGTAAGGCGTGGGTGGCAAAGACCCTGCGGGCCGCTCTCAGCGCCAGCAAGTGGGGCAGATTTATCTCGTGGGCCATCACCGATGAGACCATCGGGCGGGTGATCCAGTTTTTCTTTGACCGCATGAAGGCGGCACTGAGTAAGGAGTAAGACCATGAGCAGCACTACATACCAGATTTACGCCAAAATCAAGCAAATCCATCGTAAAGTAAGCGCAATTTGCACACTTTCAGCGAGAATTTCCCATTTTCAGCATAAATTCACCGTTATGGTGCGCAACGCCGGACAGCTGCCGCAGCCCTTCTGGCTCGGTGCTGCCTGTGGCGGCGGCTCGTGTAGTGCTGCCCCCTGCGCTGCAAGGACTTGACCGACAGCAGATGACCGCCGCCATCAAAAGTGCACCGCTTGGGAGGGTAGACCGTAAGATAGCCTTACTGCGGTACGTTGAGCGGCTCCCGCTGCCGGACATTGCAGCACAGACCCATTACAGCCGGACGGCGATAGGCTACCGGCTGAAAGGCATTGACAAAATGCTTGGATAAGGCTTGGATAGGCAAATCCCCCGGTGTTCCGTTTGGAGCATCGGGGGATTTTTTTGTTTACTTGAGATATTCCCGCAGCGCCTGCAGGATAAGCTCATTTCGGTTGCACTGCTCTGCATCTATCCGAGCTGCCATCTTTTCGGCGAGCGGACCCGGGATGTAGACCGTAGCCTGCACATCCTTTGTGTCCTCACTTCCGGTGCCAAAGATGGCGTCGCGCTGTTCCTCGCCAAGGTGCTCGAGCACCCAGATTCGCGCGACCTCTTCGGAGAGCGGCACGATCTGCTCGCCGGGGGCCGTCCATCCGTCGCCGCGGCGGACGGCGTACACAGTGGCCGCGTTGCCGGTGCCGTGGATAAACCACTTGCCTGCCTTGGTGCGGTAAAGCGTCTCCTCGCAGTGAGTGAGGCCGGTGTAGTCCTGATCGGACTCCCAGTGGGCCATCTTTTTGGCGGTATCGGTATCGTAGCGAGAGCCGTTGATTATTTTGCGCATGGTATCCTCCGTGTTATCAAAGTTATCGTCGTCTGCGGTTTTGGGCGTGGGAAGCCCGGCCAACATCCATCCCTTATAGCTCGATGCCGAGCGTGACCTTGAGCGAGTCCCACGGATCGATGTGGCGACCGCCCTGAATCCTGCTGCGATCCTTTTTGCGGCGACGTCCTCCGGGACGTCCTCGTCAAAAAACAGCAGATGATTTTTACGCGCCCAGTCCAGCAGATTGACCGCCTTGTGGGTGTTGCCGTCCGGGTCGATCAGTTGCCAGACAAGAGCCTCACGATTTTGCGGCCCTTTTTGACCTGCGGGCAACTCTAGAGCCGCCGAAGTGCCTATGGATTGCAATGTCTGCATACGTGCCTGGATCTCCGGGTCTGCTGCCCGGCGGGCCTTTGCCTCATCCGACCATGCAGCGTTGTTGATATGACCATTTTTTACCCGTAGGGCAGCGCTGCATTTTTTTGAGCAGCATTGCTGGTTTACGTCACTGGGAGAGGCATAAAAAGGCTTGCCGCAGATAGCGCAGATCTTTTTTAGTGATTTGCCTTTATGGTCAGCAGGCACCTGATCATAGGGAGGCTGTCTGGAGGGCGTGACGGGCTGCGGGGCGAGTCCGTCTTTCCTGCGCCGTCCTCGCTGGCAGCCGCAGCTCCTTGATATTTTTAAGGAGTTGTAGGACATGATCCTGTCATTGCCGCAGAGAGCGCAATGCACGACGACCATCGTGCATTTATATCCGTTGGGCATGATCTTCGCCGGTGCCGTGCCGACGATGGAGAGATCGCCAAAAGTTTTGCCTATTAACCGGTCGGCAAGCGGCTTTTTGGGCTCTTTAGCCTTTGGCGCCTTGGGCTGTGGAGGCTCTGCAAGCGTCCACCCTTTATAAGTGTGCAGCCCGTGAGGCCTTTCCGGGTGCTTGAGCGCGTACCACAGCATCTGGACGCCCTCGGAGATCCGGGCTGCGGCGTTGTCCGGTGCGGCATCCGGGAAAAACAATTTTACATTGTCCTGGCTCCACTTTGCCAGATCATCGACCTCGTGACGCTTGCCGTCCGGGTCAATGAGCGCCCATGAGTACAACATCACATCACCTCGATGTCATAATCGACGGTGCAGTCGGGGACCACGACATTGCCGTCCTCATCGACGGTGTAGTCGATGTCGCCGTTGGTGCCGTCGGCGTAGCTCTTGGCGTAGTCGGCCAGATACTCGACGTCCTCGACCTTGTAAGCGCCCAGATCGGCGTTGTACTCGAGGCCGCCGACCTCGAAGAAGTCGTTTTCGAAGTCGATGCCGGTGCGGGTGTCGGTCATTTTAATACTCAGGAGCTTGCTGCCATCATAAAACTTAGTCATTGTTGTTGTCCTCCTTATAGTTGAGTGTGTGGATTATGCCATGCAGTCACCATAGCAGTAGGTGCGGCAGCGGGGGCAGAGGCCGCGGATAGCGGTCACGCTGGGGCGGCGAGAGGTAGGAGCTGCGGTATAGGCGGGACGCTCAAAGGTGCGGAGGACCTTGGTCATGACCTCGATGGTCTTGGTGGCCTTGTCGTAGCTGCCCTCGACGGTCTGGCACTTGCTGTACTCTGCCTTGTACTGGCTGTAGTGCATGCGAACGATGCCGGCGGCGACCTTTTTGGCAGCGGTCTTTGCAGCGGCCCAAGCCTGCTTGAGAGCACTCGCAAAAGTGTAGCAGCTGGGAATACGGCTGTGATTGTACTTGTAAGGTGCGACCCACTTGCGGTACATTGCCCAGGCGCTGCTCATGATCTCGTGCAGATTGTAAGCTTTCATCGTTCGTTCCTCCGTTTTGTTGTTCCTCTTGACACCCTTATTGTAGCACAAATAATTTATTTTGTCAACATAAAAATCGATAAAATAAATTATTTGCGCTATCTTTTTTGTCCTTCGTTGTACCTTCGTTGTCTCTCCCGCCGGGCGGCTCTGCTACACTGGGCGCAAAGGAGGCAAGCGCCAATGTGGAACAAGTTCAGCCCCAACCCCCACGGGAGCAGCGTTGGAGATTGCGCCGTGCGTGCGGTAGCAGCAGCCACTGGGCAGAGCTGGGAGCAGGCCTACATTGGATTGGCGCTGACCGGCTTTGCTCTCGGCGATATGCCCAGCGCCAACCGCACATGGGGCGCATACCTCCAAAAGCACGGATTCAAGCGCCGCCTTGTCGAGGCAGACTGCACCACCTGTTACACCGTGGCAGATTTTGCCCGGGAGTATCCGCACGGCGTGTATGTGCTGGGGTGTTCCGGCCACGTTCTGGCCGTCATCGATGGCAAGTGGTGGGACAGCTGGGACAGCGGCGCGGAATGCCCGATCTACTACTGGTATAAGGAGGACTAAACGATGCCGTACAATCCATATGGCTATCAAATGCCAAACTACTACGGGCAGCCTATGCCTGACCAGCTCACGCAACTGCGGCAGAATGCCGGGTATCAGCCGCCCATGATGAGCCAACCGACAGGGCAAAGCTCCCCATCTACGCCTCCGATCATCTGGGTGCAGGGCGAAGAGGGCGCAAAAGCCTACATGGTAGCCGCCGGGAACAGCGTGCTCTTGATGGATAGCGAGAACAGCGCCTTTTACATCAAGAGCACGGACGCAAGCGGAATGCCGATGCCGCTCAGGGCCTTTGATTACAAGGAGCGCACCACGGCAGCTAAGATGCCCGCTCAGGCCGTCCAACAGCCCGGCGGGGAGTTTGTCACCAGGGCAGAGTTTGACGCCCTGGCAGCCCGCTGTGCAGCGCTTGAAAAGCAGGAGCCCACAAAAACCGAAACGGAGGTCAAGTGATCATGGCAAATCCTCTTTTTAATGCACTGGGCGGCGGCAAAGCATCATCCATGCCCGGCCCTATGGGCCAGTTCGGCCAGATGATGCAGCAGTTCCAGCAGTTCAAGGCTAATTTTCAGGGCGATCCAAAGCAGGAGGTGCAAAAGCTCCTGCAATCCGGGCGGATGAGCCAAGACCAGCTCAACCAGCTTCAGGCAATGGCTCAGCAGTTCCAGCAGTTTTTACACTAAGTCGTAACCGTGGCCACGGTCGAGATACATTTTTTATCAAAAATTTCGAAAGGAGTACAAAATGTCTCTTTCTTCTGACAACATCGGCTTGACTATGCCGGTGCAGCCCGCCAATACCAACAACGGAAACGGCTTTGGCTTTGGCGGCGATGGTTCGTGGTGGATCATCGTGCTCTTCCTTTTCATCTTCTGCGGCTGGGGCGGTAACTGGGGCGGCAATCGCGCCGGTGCCGGCGCCGGCGTCGTGGATGGCTACATCCTGACCAGCGACTTCGCCAACATCGAACGCAAGATCGATGGCGTAAACAACGGTATGTGTGACGGTTTCTACCAGCAGGCACAGCTCATCAACGGCGTCCAGCAGACCGTGAGTAACGGCTTCATGTCCGCCGAAATCAGCCGTGCAAATCAGCAGGCGGCATTCATGCAGCAGCTCTCTGCAATGCAAATGCAGCAGCAGAACTGCTGCTGTGAGACCCGGTCTGCTATCCAGGGCGTCAACTACAATCTGGCTACCCAGTCCTGCGAGACCCGGAACACCGTGCAGAACGCGACCCGGGACATCGTAGACAACCAGAACCAGAACGCCCGGGCTATCCTGGACGCTCTCACAGCTCAGCGCATCGAGGCAAAGGACGCCAAGATCGCGGAGCAGAGCCAGCAGCTCTTTGCGGCTCAGCTTGCAGCTTCCCAGGCGGCGCAGAACGAGACCCTCAAGGCATACATGAGCGGTCAGCTGGCCTACTACAACCCGCGTCCCGTTCCTGCCTTCCCGGTTCCTGCGCCGTACCAGTACGGTAATTGTGGCACCGGATGCGGCTGTAACGGCTGCGCATAACCAAATAACGGCAACTGACTACAATTTGTAGCCTGTTCAGCCCCTGAGCTGATTTTGCAAACCAGAGCGCCGGGGCAGAAGTCCCGGCGCTTTTATTTATGAAAGGAGCCGATAAAATGGCTGAATTTACGAATCCCAATATTGTGACGGTATCCGCCGGGGAAAATCTTCCCTTGACAGAGACTGCCGTAAAAGGCCCGGCTTGCATCGTCCATCGTGAGGGCGCGGGTATCGTGACCCTGCGCGGCCTGACAAACCAGTGCAAAGCTCGCTTTAAGGTAAGCTTTGGCGGCAATATCGCCGTTCCCACCGGCGGCACTGTGGGACCCATTTCCGTGGCGCTGGCTGTCGGCGGTGAGTCGCTGACCAGCGCGACCGCGATTGTCACCCCGGCGGCAGTCGAAAATTACTTCAATGTTTTCGTGGCTGCGTTCATCGAGGTGCCGCGTGGCTGCTGCGTGACCGTGGCGGTTAAAAACACCAGTACGCAGGCAGTCAGCATTGCAAACAGCAATCTGATCGTTGAGCGGGTAGCATAAGAAAGGAGATAAAGTCATGCTGGATAAACTGAATCATTTGAAGGATGAGATGTGCGACGAGCTCATGGAGCTGACCGACAAAAAGAACCGCTCTCCGGGCGATGTTGAGATGATCGGCGAGATCGTGGACATCATTTTGGACATTCACCGCATCGAGGATTACTGCGAGGGCGGCGAGTACAGCCGTACAGGCGAGTGGGAAGCCGACATGCGCGGATCCTTCAACCGCGACGCCGGAAACGGTTACAACCGGGGCAACAGCTACGCCAACCGTGGCCGTCACTATGTGCGCGGACACTACTCCCGCACAGATGGCCGTGAGCGTATGATCTCCGACATCGAGGAAATGATGCAGGACGCCACCGGGGCAGAGCGAGACGCTTACAAACGCGCGGCGGACATTCTGCGCAACGCATAAGGGAGGAGGGCGGCAAGTATGGACATCGACGAGATCAACACCCATATCCACAAGCTGAAATGCGGATCGACGGACTGGCAGAGCGTGGAAAAACTTGCCGCCCTCTGCACCGTGAGGAATGAGCTGGAAGAAAAGCAGGCACCGGCAGAAATGCAGACTCAAGCGCTGCCTCCCGCGTCGTACCCGGCGGCATACTCCACAAAAGCAAATCCGCAAAGCGAGTTCGTGGAAGCGGCCAGCGCCGCGCCCTTTGGAGGCTTGATGGAAGTGCTTGATGAGCACATGAGCGCCATAAAGCTTGCATACCCGAAAGAGTATGAGTTGGTCATGCAGAAGATTTCTGACATAATAAGAAACCAACAAGCAACCAACTTATAAAAATAAATCGTTATATCGAATAAATATATTGATTTGTAATCAGTGGGTTGCAGGTTCAACTCCTGTCACCAGCTCCAAAAAGTCCTACGATATACCGCTGAAAAGCGGCGTGTGTCGTGGGGCTTTTGCTTTTTGGGAAAAGGTACGCAGGACTGTTCAATAAAGAAAAAAAGTGCTATTATACTTATAAGCCTGAAACTTTACACGAAAGGATGGGTGTGTTATGAGTACAAGAGAATATGCCAAGACTCTGATAGACCAGATTCCGGAGAGCAAGCTGATTTTTGTTGTCTCTTATTTGCAGGGGGCTGCGCTCCCCGATGATGTGGAAACGCCCAATGCGAAGACTCTGGCCGCGATTGAGGAAGTCGAAAATATGATTGAAACAGGCAAGGGAGAACATTTTGAGGGTTCTACCGCTGATCTCTTCGCTCAACTGGCGGCGGAAGGCTAAACCGTGTTAAAAAAGAAACAGGAAAGAGGCCAAGACCTGACAGAATGGGTCTTGGCCTCTTTTTCTGCAAGGTATTCAGAAAAATCATGCCGCCCGGCGGGGCGCGGGTATTGAGATCGGCTCATCACGACGCCGCTGTGGTGTTTGGCGGTGTAAAATATGGCAAACGAAACCGCCCCCGGGGAGACCCGGAGGCGGTTTCGTTTCGAGGAAATGGCTCTCCCCTTGGGAGAGCCGGCGCGAAGCGCCTGAGAGGGCAAGGCTGCTACAAGAAAAGCACAGGCACAGCGACAGTATCGCTCTGACAAACAGTCAGTTTATCGCTGTGCGGCGGCCCTTTCGCCACGGGCTTGCCCTCTCCGTCACCTGCGGTGACACCTCTCCCAGAGGGAGAGGCTTACGGTGTTGCCGCTACATACCCCGCCTTCTCGATGCACCTGCGTCCCTCGTCGGTGTCCAGCCAGTCGTAGACCTTCCGCTGGGGGCTGTCGGGGGCGGCGTCCGCGTGGACGACTGCGTAGAACTCGTTGCAGAGCGGGTAGCTCTCATCGGCGATGGTGTCATTGCCGGGGGTCACGCCGTCCACAGCCAGCAGACGGAGGCCGGGCTTCGAGTACATCTGGTTGATGTAGTAGTAGACCGAAAAGCCGATGGCGTTGGCGGAGTTGTTGTACTCGGCGATGCTGTCCACGAGGCCGCCCATGTCGGCGGGGGCAAGCTCGGTGGGCGCGGCCATCAGCTGGCCGTCACCCTTGTCGATGAGCAGCTTTTTGAAGAGGGTCTGACTGCCCGAGTCCACCCCCCGCTGGAACGCCACGATGGGGGCGTCCGCGCCGCCCACGTCCTTCCAGCTGGTGATGCGGCCCGCATAAATATCCCGCAGCTGCTGCTGGGTCAGGCTCTGGACGGGATTCTCTTCGTTGACGATGAACACCAGCGCGTCCCGGCCGATGGCTTTCTGCTCGAGCTTTGCGTCGGCCTCGGCCAGCTCTTCCTTGACGTACTCGGGGGCCTCGTAGACGATGAGGAGCTGTGCGCCGTAGTCCTCGCTGTCGCTGCGGGACCAGAGGCCGAAGTTCTCCCAGGCATAGGCCGTGGTGCTGACGGTGATGCTGGTCTGGGCCTCGAGAAGGTCCATGCCGGTGACATCGGCCTTCATCTGGGCCATCAGGGGGATGCAGGCCGTAGAGCCGTCGAGGCGGGGGAACTCGTCCTCCGTCAGGAAGGGGACGGGCGTATCCGCATCGGGGACGGACGCTGCCGGAGAGTCGGCGGGGGAGTCCGCCGTGCCGGTCTTGCAGGCGGTGAGCATCGCCGCCCCGAAGCCGAGGCCCATCACCCGCAGGAAGCTGCGGCGGGAAATCATCTCTTTCATATCAAAAACCTCCGTGTCAGTACAGGTAGCCCCCGCCAGCGTCGTCGCTGGGGGAGGAGAAGATGCTTTCGCGGTAGAGCCACTGGCCGGTGGAGTCCATCAGGCCGTAGTCGAAGCCCTGCCGCGCAACAAAGCAGTCGTCGGGCAGGTCGTCGATATTGTAACAGCTGCCGAGGCGGCGGAGAAGCACATTTCCCTCCATGTCCAGCACATCGTAGAGGCTGCTGCCGTCACGGCTGTCCCGGCAGGCTGTGAGCAGAGGGCCGCTGGCGGTGCTGGTGAGGTAGGAAGCGTAGGTGTACTGCTGGGCCTCACCGGCGGACGACCAGAGCAGCCCTTCGCCGCCATAGGTCTGGATGGCGATGGTGTTGTAATTTTCGTCGTTGTACTGCAGCAGGGCGTAGCCGTCGGGCAGGGCCGTCACGCTGATGTACTCTGCTTCTTCCACGGGCGCTGCCTCCACGTCGGTCAGCAGCGCACCGGTGGTGCCGTCGTAGACTTTGAGGATGTTGTCCGTCGTCAGCACAGCGATGTTGCCGGAGCGGTAGTCGGCGTCGTACCGCTGGACGCCGATGCTCTCGCCGCTGGCGAGGTCGATGAGGGTGTAGGGGCTGTCCGGGTCATCGCTGCCGGAGAGGACGACGCAGCCGGGGGTGTAAGTGTTCACGGCCCAGTCGAAGCGGCCCAGCTCCACGGCCTCGCCGCCGTTCAAATCGTAGAGGACGGAGCGGTTGTCCTGACGGCTCTGGAGACAGGCGACGCCCACGCCGCAGGCAGAGACGGCGCTGTCGTCTTCGCCGGTGAGCAGTTCGCCGGTGGTGACGTTGTAGAGGGCTTCGCGGGCGATGCCCCAGTCTGAGCCGCGGAACCAGCTCAAATCGAGCCAGTCGGCAAAGCCGCCGCGATACGATGCGAGGGAGCTGGCCGTGCAGCCGTCCTCCCGCATCAGCACATTGCCCTCCCGGTCGGTGATGAGGACGTATTGGTGGAGCGGCTGGTCGGGGTCGTCGTAGGCGTAAGTAAGGCCCTCGGGCAGGTCGTAGCAGTTGAAGACGAGGCGCTGGCCGCCCTCGTCCACCACGAGACAGTCGAGCGCTGTTTCGGGTACGGGAAGCAGGGCGCCTGTGGCGAGGTCGTACACCCGGATGCCGCCGGTGGTGCCGTTCTCGAAAGCCCAGACGTCAGCGTCGTCCCGCAGGATGAGCAGCCCGCCCGAGAGGGTGGCGCTCACGGCATAGGGAAAGGTCATGACGGCATTGCCGTCGGCGTCGTAAAGGGTGGAAGTGCGCTCCTCCGTGCCGGGGGTGGAGTGGGCCACGAGGTAGTGGTCCGTCTTGCCGGTGAGGGTGTCCTTCAGCAGCTGGATGCTGTCGGAGCTGCTGGCTTTGTAGAGCACCCTGCCGCCCCGGAGGATGGTGCCGCCGCCGTTCCCGGCGTAAGAGTAGAGGTAGTGGAGCGAGTCGTCGCTGAGCCATGCGTCGCTGTAATACTGCGGGGCCTGCGAGGACGCCGTCCCCTCGTGCCGGGGCGACGCCGCAGGCAGCAGCGAACAGCTCGTCAGCAGCCCGCCCGCCAGCACGAGGCAGGCGGCGCGGCGGCTGAGTCGAAGCAGAGTGGTCTTCAT